GCCGTAGCGCTCGAGCGGGGGAAGCGACGTCAAGGAACCCTATGGTTCCTGTACATATTGGCCTGGTAGCGAGCGAAGCGATGCGCTATATTACCCAGGCCACTTTAGTGCCGATGTAGTGCCACTACACACAACGTTAACCAGATCATTATTATGGCATATAGGCGAAGCGCACGTCGATCTGTTAAACGTAGATCTTTTAGATCTAGATCTTCTAGAAGAGCAAAGTTTACTGCTTCTTCACGAATTAAAAGAGTTGTTAAGAGTATTGTTATGCGAAACATTGAAACTAAGCATAATGATTATACTAGTACTTCTATCCCAGTATATAATAATATAACTGGATTAGATATTTTTCCTTGTATTCCTGATATGACACAGGGAACTGGTCAATCTAACAGAACAGGAAACAGGATTAATCCACGTAGGTTGAAGATAAAGATTGCACTTACTGCTTTGAATGCATCTTCTATATATGCAGGTGCTTCTCCAACTTATTTTGATATATACATCTTCAAGTCAAAATTTGTTAATTATGAGGGAGGAGCTCCTGCTTCAGTTGATATGAGTTTATTTTTACAGAATGATAATTCAGCTTCAGCTTATACTGGAGCTATTACAAGTGGATTACGACCAATTAATAGTGATATGTTTACATTAGTCAAACGAAAGAGATTAGTTTTATCCAATCTTTCATCTACTGTTGCTAATGCACCATATCAAACATATAATCCTAATCGTACTATAACTTTTGATGTTTCTAAGGCCCTTAAGAAAACATTAATTTATGATGATAATTCAACATTGATAACTAATGATAATTTATATATAGCTATAGGAGCTACTCAAACCGACGGTACTAGTTTAGGAGGGAACGCAGTAGGTAGTTATCAATTTTTGAGTTTTTTAGAGTATAAAGATGGTTAATTAATTAAATTCATCTGCTAAATTTTCTAGACTTTTTAAGAATTCATCATCATCGCACCGATCTGAGGAAATTGAACTATGTGATCTATTCTCCTCATCAATTGATTCTTCTCTTCTACTCCTAACCAATCTAGGTGTGCACAAACTTGGTCCGGAGAGTAAGGAGAAGTTACGTATATTATCTTGGAGACAAATGGGATCATACCACCTTTCGTTTCTACTGAAAGAGGGTATCTGTCGAATAGGTTTAGAATGAAGTTGAACGGCATTTCTTTGGATGGTCGAAAGTCGTCCATGATTACAACATCCTGGCCTATGTAGCCATCCCACCACTTGTGGCTCGATACCTTCATATATGAACATGGGTAAAGCTCCCACACATAGCGGCTTTTCCCCGATCCAGTTGGACCCCATAGCCACCAAATCTCCGTTTTGAAATTTCTCTGATTCATCATTGTGTTCATTAGAAATTGGATACCACGGTGGAATTTGATTACCTGTGCAGGATAAGTATTAGCGATATCAGACATATTTTTACCAGATTTGATAAGATCACAAACATTATCAAGGTCTGTTCGCTTACCTTGTCCTTTAGGTCTTTCTCCACCTTCATGGAAATCTCCATCTTTAGAACAATAATTGATATTTTGTTCAGCTGTACCTTTTGCTGCTCTGATTGAATATCCGGAAAGTCCGATTTCATATAATCTTTTTTGAGCAGCTGAAATTCTTAATTTGCTTGAATTATGGAATTCGAAGTAACCTTGTAAATGAGGTGTACCACATTCACCAATCTCTTTTCCAAAACACCAGTATTTAAAAGTATTGGTTAAATCACTTTTAAGTAAAGCAACATCCATGTCTGTATAGTTGTTGCGTGTAAAGCAGAAACGGTTAGTTTTCTCTGACATTTTGAAATAATGAAAATAAAAATGTTATTTTGAAGAAATTCCTAGAACGTTCTTTTAGCTTTAAAGTAGCTTTAAAGTTTCTACACATCAACCCATGGAGGGCGAGCGATAGTGAGCCCGATACCTGCCAGAACCTCATACCTGCCACCACCCACAACCCTGATGTTATAGGAGGGGCTGGAGCGGCCCGGGAGTTAGCGGAGGCAACGCCGTAGCGCTCGAGCGGGGGAAGCGACGTCAAGGAACCCTATGGTTCCTGTACATATTGGCCTGGTAGCGAGCGAAGCGATGCGCTATATTACCCAGGCCACTTTAGTGCCGATGTAGTG